GTTTACACAAAGTTAAAGATCTCACACAGAGAGGCAAATGAGTGTCAAACTTCTTTAGTAAACAAAAGTTTTTATTAAGAACTTTTGAGTTTACTACTCCATGAGGTCAGGCCAGATAACTCTGCGCTCTGAGCTTGACATGGAGCACAGTATCCTTTATCTTGACTCGAGTGGCGGCACAGAGCCTAGAACGCGGTGCATAACACTTCACATCACACCGACATGACCAAGCCCACTATCGCAGATCTCGTTGCACAAGGCCGTCACGCTGCAGAGGCATACGACGAGTGCGACACTGCCCTAACGCAACTCAACGATTCATTCGGGAAGCCCTACGAAGCCTCACGATGCAATCTGACTAACGAACTGATCCAAGCGGACGTCTCTGGTTTGGACTTAAGTGTCTTTCAAGGAGAGCACTCTCTCTTCCGCTTCCCTGAGCTCGACACAAACATCGTCGTTAGGATCCGCAGAGTACCCGTCGGAACAGACAAACTCGTCAAGATCGATCAGAAGATCGCGGAGATGGAGCAGAAAGTGAAGCTCCTTAAAAACCAGCGCAAACGTCTCGTGGAGGATCTCAAGATCATCGGCAACACCGACTTCATCACGGACTCAATCACCACGGCGTTCCAACGACTCAAGTGAAAACCATGACTGACAGAATCTTCATCCTTAAAGTAGAGATCAGCGCAAGTGTTCGACAGAGCACCCAGATTAAGTTCGACGATCTCAAGCTCCCTGTATCAGTAGTCGACGCTTTAAAGAAGCAACAGTCAGTATCCGTCAGGCCAACCATCTCGGGAAAGCTCAGGGAATTCTTAGACAGACTCCGCACGCAGCAGCGTCATCTGTATGACGACTGCACCATCCATCAAGGTGATACACACTTTCTCCACGAGGATTATTTCCACGAAGCGATGAAGGCTGTAGGCGAGATCCGACGGGACGCCGCCAAATACAACGAGCAGCTTCAGGAGTTATGGCACGAGGAGTACGGGCGCTGGGCGGTAATGGTCGATGGCTTCCTAGAGCCTCTCTTCTCTGAAGACCCTGAAGCTTTACGACTCGCTAAGGAAGCGTATCTCTCGCTCTTCCCCACGAAGCAGGAGTTCCAGAACCCAATCAGGGTCTTTGTTCTTGGACCTAACCCTGTCTCCCTCGAGACTTCTACCTCAGTTGACGATCACCCGCTAAGCGTTGAGATCCGGGAGGCTTCCCTCCTTAACACCACTGAAGTCCTCGAAGCGGCTCGTGAAGGAGCATCCGACCGAGCATGCTTGAAAGCTGCAGAGCTCCTCGACGATCTCGATGTGCGCATACCGAGCAAAGTGGGAGGTAGGCAAACCGGAGGTGACAAGAGGAGAGGCTCCTGGGAGATCGCTGCTCAAGAGCTCGAGCTGATCGCCACGCACTGCCCTGGTTTTACCAAGCTGTCGGACCTATCTCGTCAGCTCCTAGACATCGGTGTAGAGATGCAGGCAGGGAACCCTAAAACCAAAACTCAGGCTCACCAGAGATTCAACGATCTCAAGGGAGACATCCGGAACGAACTCGAGAGGATCGTTGAAGATCGAGACTCGTCGAATGGTCTAGAGGTTCTGAAGAAGTCATTGGCTCTCTCCGGAACTTATCGGGACTTGATCGGTCGAATCCAGACAGCTGAGTCTCAAGACCAACTAGACGCGCTGTTTGACAACATCCAGACCGAGAAAGACGTCTACGAACAGCGAGCTCGTCACCTCCAGCAGCTTTTCGAGCAGAGAGCTGAGCTTATCCGAGCGTCGAATGTAAACCTTGACGATGTTCTCGCCGAGGTCAAACAACTCAACCCCACAACAACTGACGACTGCGACTTCTAAAGATGAACGACAAACTCTTCACCAAACTCCAAAACTTTCGCTCCTCCCTCAACACTAAATTCCTGGAGCGCGAGGACATTATCGATGGTGTTCTTGCTTCCGTAATAACTAAACAGAACTGCTTTCTTTTCGGTCTGCCTGGCACAGGAAAGTCAGAGCTTGTTCGTGAGATAAGCAACGGATTCAAATCGTCCAAGTTCTTCGGCTACCTTCTTTCTCCTACCACGGATCCTTCCGAGCTCTTTGGACCTGTAGCTGTCTCTAAGCTGTTGAAAGATGAGTATGTCCGCGACGTCGAAGGGTATCTCCCCAGCGCCAACATCGCTTTCCTGGACGAACTTTTCAGAGGCAGCAGCGCTGTACTCAACAGCCTCTTGACAATCCTCAACGAGCGCACATTCAACAACGGACGCGAGGTTATCCAGACTCCGATTCAATCAATCGTTGCAGCGACGAACAGCTTCCCAACCGAAGAATCCCTCCAAGCTTTCTGCGACAGGTTTCTGTTCCGACCGACTGTTGAGCCGCTGAAGAAACCAACCGCCCGAAGACTACTAGACCTGTGGGCACTGGGAATCGAAAAGCGCCCGACAGTCACCTCTGACCTGACCTACTCCGACTTAACCGAACTACAGAAGGAGGCGGAGAAGATTGAGGCTTCCGAAGAATTCTTAGACAGGTTCAGTCAGGTCTTTGATCTGCTGGCCTCGAGAGGGATCAGTATTTCGGATCGCCGACGAGTCCAGATTCTTCGCTTCATGAAAGCGTGGGCGTTGGTTCAAGGTGATGAGCTGATCTACGCAGAACATCTACACAGATCATTGATCCACATTGTCTATCAGACAACTGAGGACATCCCCGTGATCAAGGAAGTCCTGGATCAGGCGGTACCCACGGCGGAAAAGATGATCGCTCAGGTGAAGCGTGCTCACAATGGGCTGATGACGGAGTACCACGCAATCCACAGTGCTAACTCCAAGAACTTGGGAGACCTCAACAGCATCGTTTCGAAGCTAAGGAAGCAACACAATGATCTACTGACGCTGGAAGAGAAGCTCGACAATTTGCTAGAGGCAAATGACTGCCGGATCACAATTAACGCACGTCGCGACGGAGTAAAACTCTCTCAGGCAATCGAGCAGAGCAAACAGATGATCGCCCAATCCATTTCTGACATAACACCATGAGCAACAGAGTTGAACGTGACTATCTGCGCCTCACTCATAACGAACCCCTTGTCCTCGCTGTCTCTGCACTGAGTGACTTTCTCTGGGAAGACTTTGTCCGAGACACCCAGCCGACGGTCAAGTACTTAATCGAGCAGTACAACATCCGACAGCTCTCCCGTTTCGGTAAAGAGGTCTTTGACTTTCTGTACAACGGAGGCGCAGTAACACCTCTCATCTCTCTCGAAGATGTAGAGCAGTACTTCAGGGCGAAACAGAACGGACAGAAACCTGACTTCCCCACTGGCTACAAACCTGAAACTGCATTCTGGCTGGCTTTGTTTGCGGAGATCTGTAACTCCCCTGCATGGCCACGGTTGGTATCTCTCTCCTGCGGAGATCAATTCAACGCAGGTAACAACGCCGTCAACATACTTAACGAACTGAGCGACGTACTCGAAGCTCAGATTGAGAAACACGATCTGCCTATCGATCTGGTGGCTCAAGGCGGCCAGAAACTAGAGGAGCTACGTCAAGCCTTCTTAGATGCCAAGGAAGCAGGTGACGATAAGAAGGCTGCTGAGATCCGACAAGCCGGTAAAGACCTAGGTCAAGCGATCGAACAGGCTGTCGAACAAAGCAGGAAGATGGTGCAACCTGAGATATCCCGAGCTCTCGATCGAGTTGAGAAAACAGCCAACGAAACCCAAGAGGCGCTCAGTAACCTCGCGGGCACACACGCTGGACAGGGTAAACATTCGGATGACCTGAAGCAAAAGAGAGAACTAGCCAAGAAGCTTCGGCAAAACCCTGCTCTCAAAAAACTCATTCACAAGCTAGGAGCCTTACGGAAAGCCTGGAATGATCGAAAAAGAGCTAAGAGAGCACAGAGCTCCTACAGCGACATTGTAGGCGCGAAGTTCTCGGACGAGCTTACGAACGCCTTCCCCGTGGAGCTTGCTCTAGCTGCCACGCAAGAAGGTCGCGCTCTCTTCGCCCTCAAGTACGCCCAAAAGACCGTCCTCACTAAGGACTACGAGGCAAAGATCAAAGAGATCAGCAAAGGTCCCGTGATTATGTACGTGGATGTGAGTGGATCGATGTGCGGTCAGGCTGAGCTCTGGAGCAAAGCCCTTGCCTACGTGGTCTCCGAGGAGTGTGTCGCACAGAGTCGCGAGCTAAGGGTCCACTTGTTCGACACTCGGATCCAAAAGAGTATTGTTCTCGACCCTTCGCGAGGCAACAATCAAGATCTACTTAAGTTTGTTCTCTCATGGACAACACACGGAGGTACCTCGTTCTCCTCAGTGATTGACCACGCGCTCAGCTCTCGCATCGACCCAAAAGCTGATGTTCTGATGATCACTGACGGACAAGCCGAAGTAAGCGATCCGTTTATCCGCCGACTCAACCTTATGAAGGACGAACTCGACCTCCAATGGACCTCGTTCTGTATAGGTACTCAAGCGCGGGTACTGACACAATTCAGCGACGACGTACAGTTAGTCGACATCGAAAACGACCCAGAATCTGTAAAACTATTTCAAAACGCACTGAGGTAACCCATGAGCCCCATAAAAGAAGAAGACTTCCACAAGGTCGATAGCATAATCTCTTACTACGAAAAGCCGAGTAGACCGAGGCACAACTTCTCGAAGATTGGTGACTTCTGCTGCGACAACCAGGGCAACTGGTGGATCTGCAATAAAATCGTGGCAGGCGAGCCCGTGTACACGAAGTTGACTCCCAATGAGCAGGATAAATCTGGCGAAGTCAATCCGAAGCCTTGAGGTCAAGTACGCCGGTTATGCGACACGCTTTGATCTCGAAGAATGGCTCAAGTCGCAGCTTTTAGATACTTACCTAGAGATACAAGAGGAAGACAACCTCGACAACAACTTTAAGTTTGGCGAAACTTGCGTAGTATTTCTAACGAGACAACAGATTATAAACCTGACTAAGCTAGACGATGAGGGCAAAGCTATCGAGTGCTCCGTGTGTCTCAGGAGTTTCATGCTCGAGAACTACGGCATCGCATCGCTCACCGAAGGGCGCACCAGCATAGAGCTGACATCGTTCGACTTCGAGCTGATCTCCGTGCAGATCGCAGAGACAATATTTGAGTGGGACCAGTACGCATCGATACTAAAGAGTCTAGGTATGTGGCAAAAAGCGAAGAGGAAGCAGGAGGAACCTTAAGAAAATCGGAAAAACCATGACATGTCTTGCTGGCAGCATTACTTTCAACAAGTCATTCAAACACCCTCGATGCAATTCGAGTTCACCCTCGGGCAAACAAAGCTGAATCAAGACGAAGCTAAAGCCCTGCTTGCCGCCACAAAAGGCAGTAAGACCATCACTATCGACATCCTCAACCACATCGACCCCAAGCTCGTTGACTCGAAGAGACTCTTCTCTCTGAGTGTCGAAAGGAAGAATCCGCAGCTTGCAACCCTTGCAGCTCGATTCGCCATCGAGGGTATCGAAGTCACCAAGCGACGTCGCCAACACAGCGAGGTGCAGCGCATCAGTGACATCAAGCCGTCTCGGAAGATTGGTCAGGCATCAGATGCAATCGCCGAGCTCAATCAGATGCAGTCCATGAAGAGCCTTGGTGCGAGCATGATCCTGGCCTCACTAGCCAAGGGTCAGAAACGGACGCTTCGTCAGGTCGCTGTCTCGACCGTCAACGAACTTGCCTTTAAAGGTGAAGTCAGTGCAGATTCCGCCTGCTTCCGTGGATTCATGAAGGACGGCGACGATAACTACAAACCCGTCGACAAGCGTCCGGGTGTCGACCGCAGCGAATGCTTCCACACGTCACCGGTTTACACCGCCTTGCGTGAAGGTCTCTCGCTTCTGATGGAGTGGGGCATGGTCAAGACCACTAAGTCGGTTGACTTCGGATCTAAAGATGGTCGCGACGAAGGTAACCTCAAGCTTCTCCGTCGCACCGTCTACAACGTAGAACTGACTGAGCTGGGCATCAAAGCTGCAGAACAGTGGGCCGACATCAACAAATTCATCAGTCACCGCTGGTCTCAGCGTGTCCGCACCCGCTACACTTATGCTGCTGCCTAAGGGCGCAACGGAACGAAGGGGCGCCCTTGAGGCGCCTTTTTTATTATGCAAGTCAAGTACATCACAACAGAAGAAGCGCTTCGTGACGCTTTGATCGAGTTAGAGCAGATCAACAAACTTTGCGTCGACACTGAGACCACGGGGCTCGATGCGCGCGTCGCAGACTTAAGGCTGCTTCAGCTTTGCTCCACTGAGGAGAAAGAAGAAGATCGGGTCGTGTATGTGATCGACTGTTTCAAAGTTAAACCGACAGAGGAGCTAAAAAAGCTCATCGAAAGTCGGGAGATGCTTGTCGCTCACAACATGAACTTCGACTTCCAATTTCTGTTGAAGATCGGTATCGACTACAAAGGGAAGATATTTGACACATTCATCGCAGAGCGCTGCCTCCGGGCAGGTTTTAAAGAGAAGCGCATCAGCCCACAGGCTAAGAAGCCTTACTTTGCGGACGTCTCCTGCTCTCTAAAGGCCGTAGTTGAGCGGCGACTCGAGCTCGAGGTTGACAAGGAACAGCAGGTATCAGACTGGTCCAAGACTGATCTCGAAGAAGAACAGATCTTCTACGCAGCTAAGGACGTCGACCTGCTACCAAAAATCGCGGCAGATCAACTGAAGGAACTCGCCGAAGAATCCCTCCTGGATATCTACTCTCTCGAATCGAAGTGCATCCGCCCCGTGGCATCAATGTGTCACAGAGGATTCAACGTAGATGTTAGTAAGCTAGTAGCACTAAAAGAATCCATCTCGGAGGAACTCCAGAAAAAGACTATAGAATTCTGTACTGAGCTTGACGAAGCTCTTCCTCTTGAACTAAAGCTTCCGAGAAACCCAGATGGACAACTGGCAATTGGCAAGAAGCAACGAAAGGAATTTAACCCTGGCTCTGGCGTTCAATGCGTCAAGCTCTTCCAGGCCCTCCACATCGACTTACCTCTTGATGGAAGAACAGGCAAACCGACGCTTAATCAAGTCGCCCTCTCCGAGTTCGATAGCGATGATCGGATCCTCAACCTGTACAGGCAACGGGTCAAAATCGAGACACGCCTCGAGCACGCGGAGAAACTACTTGCAAATATTAATCCTGTTTCTCATAGGATTCACAGTCAGTATAATCAGTACGGCGCCAATAGCGGACGCTTCACTTCATCTGGAGCCAAGAAGCAAACAGCTAAGCAGATAAAAAATCAATTTGCCGTCAACGCTCAGCAAATCCCACGCAACAGCGAGTTTCGTGAGTGCTTCGTAGCTACCCCCGGATACGAACTTATCATCTGTGACTTTTCTCAGATTGAGCTTCGCCTCGGAGCGGAACTCATCGGTATCCCTCAAATGATCGACGCGTTCCAAAGGGGCCAAGACCTCCACACGGTTACGGCGAGTTTGATCTACAAAATCCCACTTGACGAAGTCCAGAAGAGCCAGCGCCAGGAGGGCAAAACACTCAATTTTGCGTTGCTGTATGGAATGGGATATAGAAAATATAAAACCTATGCAGCCCAATCAGGGAAGGTCATATCGATAGGTGAGGCAAAGGTCGCCCACGCTGCATTCCACAACGCCTACCCTCGTCTCCGCCAGTGGCACAGGGAAAGAGCGGCGATGGTCGAAGACGGTTGGTGCTACGTGAGGACTCCTTTAGGGAGGAGACGTCTCCTTTCTTACGACGATGCGACGATGACCGCGTGTGCAAACACTTTGGTCCAGGGAGCGGGCGCAGATATTCTCAAGCTATCTCTCGCGAAGCTAAACGAACATTTAAGTGAGGAGGCTTACCTAGTCGCGTGTGTTCACGATGAGATTGTCTTAGAAGTAAAAGAAGATAAAACAGAACACTACAAAGAAATCCTTGAAAGGTGTATGAAGGAGGCAGCAGAGTCTATCCTCAAGGTCGTTCCGTCAAAAGCGGACGCCAGTACCGGAGTTAACTGGTCAGACAAATGAGCCAAACGAAAAAGAAAAGGTCAAGACCAGAACCGAAGAGCAAGTTCAAAAAAGGTGACCGGGTACGCGAAGCGATCAGGTTCAAGGATCCCTTTGTAAGTCCTAACAGCTCAAAAGAAATCCATAAGAAGGTTGCAAACATCTGTGCTGATGACCGTAAAGGTACAGTAGAGGACATTGTGATCATCACGAACACAGCTGGAAGCAGATGCATCTATGTAGACGTGCTGTGGGATGGTGCCAAGCGCTCTTCTCGCCACGCGCAGACACGGCTTACCGCACTCGACAACTGAAACTTAAAGATATAAGGTAAGGACCGTCGAAGAGTTACAGCAGACTATGCGTACCGTAAACTTGAATATTGATGACAGGAAAGAGATATTCACAGCTAAAACGGACACAGGCTATGTGGGCTGCGTAAAAGAGGCAGACTACGTTTGCTTCACAGTTGAGGTATTCGATTCAGCTCTTAAAGCAGCTAACAAAGCAAGAAGCCTTCAAAAGGCACTGAGAAATAAAAACGAAAAGAAAGCTGTAAGCTTGAACACAAATGTAAAGAAAACTAGCAAAAAACCTAAAAAGAAAGTAGCGTATTCGCAAAAGCTGTATACGCTCGCGGAAACAGAGGCGATGCCCCTCCTTCGATTTCAAGAGGTGTGGGTGATCACCCGTGAGAATCTGTATGTACTCGATTGCCTTGACAAAGAGAACAAAAGGCTAGTTAGGTACACGCCCAATAAGGATAAAGCCAAGTACTACAAAGACCACGAGGAGGCAAAAATGACTATGAGAGTCTTAAAGAGTGTCGTTGGTCCAGGGTTTGATCTGGCAAGATTTTTTGTAGAGAATAAAAACTAGAATAAACAAAAGAGAAAAAGAGGATGGCTTTACGTTTCGCCGGAGACTATTTTGGGGTTTCTTTAGCTGAACCGCAAGGAGGATCGTCTAGTTTGCTGGAATATTTTCCTGAGCTCAGAAGCGCTCCAGTGTCAAAGAGTGCTCAAAGCGGGAGGCGGGCTGGAGAGAGCTCGGGAATCTATAGCGCGACCAGAAGTGCACCAGTCTTTGGAGGATTTAAGGAGTTCGAAAAATCTCAAGGTCAAAATACGGGGGCGCCTGCATTCGGTGGGTTTAAGGTTTTCGAGAGGCCTAAGTAGCCACGAGGATAATTGTTTTATACTGGATCCAAAGACTTGTTTAAGCGATGACCGCCTCTCGTTACAAGGTGCCTAAGAACTTCGCATTGGAGAGGTTCGGTATCAACCTCCTGGACCTCTTCGAGGAAGACGAGGAAGGTACGAGCTACGAATTTAACGGCTTTGAAGGTCTGGCACCTCAGTTCAAAACATCAAATCTAGAAAAAGGACGAGGGGGAGCTCTAGGGTATAAAGTCTCACCTAATGCGCCTAAATTCTCTCGCACTTCTGAGTTCTCCTTAGTGCCTGAACCTCGGGGCGGTGGCGGTGGCGGTGGCGGGGGAGCGCCGACTCCTGTTCCACCCGTGGAAGAAGAAGAGGTGCTCGAGGAAGAACCCTTCGAGGAGCGTTTCTTGACGAGCTTTATCGGCGAGATGGGTGACCCAAGCAAGGGAGTGATTGGAGCTATGGGAGTCGGTCGTGCTCTCGAACATGGCTACACCAAGGAAGATGTCATAAAAAAAGCAGCATTAGAGGGAATCGGTTTCGGAGAGCAAGCAGCTAAATCTTTAGGTTTAAGTGACCTCAGTCAGTATCAGGGTTCCGGAGCAACATCTGGAACTATCGGGCTCACGGCGCTCTCAGGAGCAAGGAGGGCAGGCCTAAGTGATGAACTAATTAAGAACCTGGCTAAGCAACAAGGTTTAAACTTTGGCGCAGGAGCGGCTTCTCAACTAGGTGTCCAACAAGCTCGACCTGCGGCCACAAGTGGTGGCCGTGGTGGCGGTGGTGGCAGCGCAAGCAATCTAAGTGGTTTCATTAATATTGCTGGTGGCGGGAATGCAGGAACCCTCGGTTTGGAGGCGGTGAATCGGGCGCGAGCCACAATGTCGGATACTGAGATTCGCCAACGAGCTGCAGCCCAAGGATTAAATTTCGGTGCTGCTGCACGGGAAGCTTTAGGGGTGTAGACTTCGCGTGTTTAAACCATTAGTAAAAGATGGCTTCTGTCGACACAATCACAGCCTTCATCGGTCCTAACGGCACCGAAGGGACTATTGGGTATGAAGCTGTGCTGAGAGCACGCAAGGCAGGCTTAACTGACGACCAGATCAAACAGCAAATTCAGGAAGAGAATTTGCACGTTGGCGACAAAGCTAAGGAAGCTCTGGGGATCGTTTAGCTCCGTAAAGACGTGCTCTAACTAGACAGTCCGGGGTACGGTTCAAGCTGTACCCCTTTTTTATTACGGATGAATGATGTCTACGAGCTACTGCCTAATGCTCGAAAGGGAGTCAAAGAGGTTAGAACTAGCAATAACAGCTAACGACTCAAACCACGCTCAAGCGCAGGCCGCAGACATAGCCAGAGCGCTTCAAGTAGATACGTTCGCTCTGTCTTACAAGAAAGTAAAGAGTAGCAGTCTGGCAGATCTTTTCAGACGTTTAGCAGAGAGCGACTTCAAGCACGAGGTATGCGAGGACTGGGGTGGGCGTATGTGCAATCATTCACCAGTCATATATGCGATGGGAACGAAATATTATGTGCGTCCCATGATATTAGATTATCTTGAGATCAACAAAGAGGGTTGCGTAAAACCGGCATGCGGCAACAGGTCATGCATCAATCCCTACCACAATTCTTACAAAAAGATGAAGTCATCTAAGTTGGGCGACGCAGACATAAATTTGGTATTAGCCTTCTCAAGCCAGGGCGTTCCGGTCACGGAAATCGCCAAGGCGCTCAAAGTACACAGATCAACGATCTACCGCACGATCAACCATGAACGTTTTCATGCTCGGTCTTCGAGTTAAACACGCGCCTTTCAATAATGACGGGACCATCAAGGTTAGTGCTGAGGCACTCCCGTCAACCGATAAAAAAGTCGCCACCAAGGTCCTGCTTCTTCAACAGAGCCAGCACTATGTGGGCAATCTTCTAAAGGGTCTGAAAGAAGGGGACACAATCTTCGCCGTAGGACCAACTAAAGCCGAACCCGATGGTCTGCTGAAAATGCAGCCCATGCTGATTGTCACCCAAGACAACTGGGACGACCTGCTCGCGATCAATCTCTACATCGCCACGGGTGGTCTCGGACCTAAAACAGAAGAGGCCCAAATCGGCGACAACACTGTCACCAATAGGTCTCTGGCTTGGCAAGACGAAAACCAGGAGACGAGTTGGCTAAAACTCAGCTGCTGGAATGAGATGTCAGGTCAACTCGCCGAACTCCCTCCCGGCACCCCGACTATTGCTGTCGGACGTATTAGCACCTCAGAAAAGGAAGACCGCACGTTCTTGAACTACGGAGTGGATAAGATCCTCTACCTCCCGCGTTCGACTCGTCAGTCTCCAAAGAAGGCTGCTGATCCCGAAAAAGGACGCGTTTCTACTGCTGCTCTCGGTTCTCTCGACTTTTCGCTCTGATTAACCATGGTTTTTATCGCAGGTAAATTCTCGGCTGATGAAATCCTCTGCCAGATCCCTCCGCACACGCTCCGTATCGATCTTCAAGCACGCCGTTGGAAATCCGATACTGACCCTGACGCGGCCATCACTGACTCAAACGACAACGGTATACCGATTGAATTCGTCCTTCTTGGGTTCACACCGTATTTCGGTAACCTCGGCATGCGCTCGCATGAAGAGTTTATTCGTATTAGTTATATTGGCGTCACACCTTCTCATCGTCTTCTTCCGCCACGCTGCGTATGTACAAGCATTATTAGTGGCAAGTC